GTTGGGGATTGAGGTCAACAATCACGGCCTCACTGCGAACAAAGCCGCTGCACGAAAGAACTACAGGCGGCTTTTCCTGCGCGAGACGAAGCTTGACCACATGGATTACGACATCGAGCCGACTGACAAGCTCGGCTGGCGCACGGATACAGTCACTAGGCCGATCATGTGCGACGATCTGGCTAAGGCTGCGAGGGAGAAGTCCTTCAAACCGGCGTCAGTTGGTCTGGTGTCGGAGATGTGGACGTTCATTCACGACAAGAGTGGTAAGCAAAGGGCCAGAGATGGCTGCTACGACGACAGGGTGATGGCTGCTGCCATAGCCATTCAGATGCACCAGAGGTGTCCGCTGCCTCCGATCCTGACAAAGAAGGAGAAGAAGCGCAGATATAAGGTGTGGAAGCTGAAGACCAGACCGTTGTCGAGAGTTACCGGCTACTAAAGGCGGGGATCAGACATGCCACAGACGTTTTCCAATAGGGGATTCGACGAACGGCGGATAGCCTTGATTAACCGCCTCGACTACGCGGACCGCTACCGCAAGGACTACGAAGAGGTTGCCGAGCGGTGCTACCAGCTTTACGAGTGCTGGCGGGAAGAGGTTGAAGGCAGGGCCAACGTTTTCATCCCTATGACATACCAAGAGATTGACACAGTTCGGGCGAGGCTGGTAAAGAGCTTTTTCGGCCAGAGGCCGTACTGCGATTTCGTGCCCGCGCCTGGGTACCAGGTGACTGACCCGCAGATCATGGCTGAGCGGGACGTAAACGCCAAGCTCGCCGCCGCCTTGGTTGACCAGCAGCTCTACAAGAACCGTATCACGGCGAAGTTCTACCAGTATGTGACCGATTTCATGGTCTATCCTGCTGGGTTCATGAGCGTCGGCTGGCGATACGAAGTCCGAATGATGAAATATAGGCTGCCAATCGAGGTTCCGGTCATCACTCCGTGGGGGCCTGCGGGTTCGCAAGTGATTCTGCAGGACATCGAATCGGAGGAGACGGTCTGGGACGATAATTTCCTCGATAACCTGGATTTCTGGAACGTGTGGGTGGATCCCCGCGGCGAGTCCTGTAACCCCGACACTTGGCGGTTCTGTTTCATCCGTGAGTTCGCGACGAGGTCGAGGATAGAGCAGTACCTTGAACTGCTAGATTCAACTGAAGCGGGCAAGGTTTTTAAGCCCGACTGGGAGGAAATCGGGCGCAATGCCAGTCAGGACAACCCCGCATCAGACAGGATGGGCTCGGTAGGGCGTAGCGCAGCCACTGACGACGGATACGAGACTGAGAAAGACGAGGATGGCGAGCCTCACAAGAGTTCACTGTACCAGCTTTTCCACTACTGGGAGGACAACCAGCACTGCCTGCTGATCGAGAATACGGCTTTGGTGTTCGAGGGCGATAACCCTTACAAGCGGCACAGCAAGAAACCTATACTCGCACACAGCTACGAGCCAAGAGGCGGCGAGCCTTACGGGCGGAGTGCAGTCGAGCTGCTCGCAGACATGCAGGAAGAGCTGAACACTAACCGCAACCAGCGGATTGACGCCATGTCTTTCGCACTTAATAAGGGATTTCAGGTGCGTAAAGAGGCAGACATCGACGAATCCGAGCTTATAAGCAGGCCCAACATGCTGATTCACGTCGACGCGATAGACCGAGACGTGAAAGAGATCACAATCAAGGACATCAACCCGAGCACGTTCACCGACGAGCAGATCATCAAGACCGACATGGAAAACACGTTGGCAACTCCAGCGGTCATCAGAGGCGCCCAAAGCTCGCGCAAAGAGACGGCGACAGCTGACATGCTGCGTAGCAGCAACGCGTCCCTGCGGTTCGACGTGAAAATAGCGCTGCTTGAAGAGCTTGGTATCAAACGGTTGTTGTATCTTATGGACTGCAATAATCAGGAGCTCATAAACCAGGCCAGGCTGGTGAAGGTGTTTGGAGTCCATCAGCAGACCTGGAACCTGATACGTCCGGGCCAGCTTATAGGTGAATACGACTACAGACCTAGCGGCTTGAGCACCGATCCAGCGGTCAATAAGGAATTGAGGAGACAGCAGCTCTCTGAGATGATGGCATTTGTGCTCAAGGCACAGATACCGTATGCAGATAGATATGAACTGTTCAGAGAGTGGATCAACAGCTTCGACCTGCGCAATACAGACAAGTTCCTGATTCCGAAGGAAATGATAGCTGAACAAGCGATGCAGGATCAGGCTGCGCTCCAGCAGATGCAACAGCTTATGCTGATGATGGGGGGCGCTGGCGGACAAGCATTGCCGCAGGGCGCACCAATGCAGGCGCAACCGCAGCAGATGCCCATGCCGCAAGTAGCACCTATGTGATAGCCAGGGGGTGGAAAAGTGCCAAAGGCACAGGTTACCGAAGAGATAGAACGCATAGCTGAACTTGTTGGAGACGGATCGTATATCGCGCTTGAGCGGTATATTGTGCGTAGGATAATCGGCCTGAAAGACCGGCTCTCAACGTCCGATTTTGCGAATCTGCGCGATGTCGGCGAGATGCAGGGGCAGATAACGGCCCTGCAGTCCGTAATCCAGCATGTTCAGTATTGCTATAACCAGGTCCACAAACCTGACGAGAAGGAGGACGCAAACTCATGCCGAGACGGGAAGACGAAGACGTGGAAGTCCCTGCTTCGCCCGAGGAGTCAAAGGCCGTCGGTAACGCGATCTTCGACATAGACGACGAAGAGGACGAACCGAAGAAAAAGCCCAAGACAAAGACCGGCACCGATAGCAGGACAACCACAGAGGCGGGAGGCTCCGACAAAGGACACTCGGCGGAATCCGATGACGTTGAAGACGACGACACTGAAGATTCCGACGGCTCCGAAGACGGACACCCTTCCGAGAAAGCTGATGGACACCCTCAGCAGGCCGAACAGTTGCTAGCAGGCCGATACAAGACCGTTGAGGACTTGGTAAAGGGCTGCAACGAGCTGGCTTCGCAGCTCGGGCTGACCATCGACTGGAATCAATACCTGGACAAGACCGTCGAAGACGTTGTACACCTCTACAAGAAGTTGCAGACGGACTTCACCAAGGCAAAAACCGGTCAGGTTAGGCCCGACACCTCGAACACCCAGCCCGGACAGCAACAGGTACAGGGATACCCTGCGGCGCAGATGCAGCAGCAGATGAACCCGCAGACTCCCTTCGGCCAGCAGGCTCCAGGCCAGCAGTATCCCTACCAGGCAATGCAACCAGACCCGAGGGATGCTGAAATAACGCGGCTCAGACAGCAATTGCAGAGCATGGCGTCGTACATCGTGCAAACGCAACAGCAGACCCAGCAGCAACAGCCCCAAGAGGAGCAGATCACTCCAGAACAGTTCTACGAAAAGCTGGTCAGCGAAGGCCCGAAGGCTGTAAACGAATTGCTTGACAAGAGACTGCAGCAGACGTTGCAGCCCTATGTTCAGCAGTTCGGCAAGCTCCAGCAATATGTAGCGAATTTGGAGAGACAGCGGATCGCGGAGCGGAACGTCAATACGTTCGTGCAGATGAAACAGCAGGAGTTCCGGAAGTTTGAGCAAGATTACAAGGACAAGATCACTCCTGAGATCGCCCGCGAGATGCAGAACATCCTCAAGACGAATCCTAGAGTCGTGTTCGAGCAGAACGGGTTTGAATACCTGTACAAGCTCGCAAAGGGAAGCGTCGCTGAGACAAGCTCCACGGAGAATTTGCTGCTCAAGAAGAAGATGGCCGCGTTCATTGGCGGGCGCGGAGACGCCGCGCACCATACGAGTCCGACGGAGCAAGACTGGCTGAACAAGCAGTTTGACCTCGACGGCTGACAATCAGCATCCCTCCAGGTCTGATACAACTCGATAACAAGGCTCTGATCCCAACAGGTCAGGGCCTTTTCACTTGGATCTAGGAGGGATAGACATGGCTTTCAAGCACACAGCTGTAACGACATTTGACATTTCCGACGAGAGGCGGGACTTTGATGTCGCGCCACAGATAGAACGATACCTGACCAAGAACGGTCTCAACAAGTTCGCTGCACTGCTGATGAAGCTGAGCAAGAAGGTCACGAAGACAAAGCGGTTCACCTGGTTCGACAGCATGAACGACGTCTGGCAGACCCAGATCAACAACGACGGTGGGTATAACCCCGAAGCCGATGTGCTGAAAGTGGACGACGCGAGCATCTTCGCACCGAAGGACTTGCTGTACTGCGGCCGCGTTGACGAGGTCATGTTCGTCAACGAGGTGGACACAGACAACAACACCGTGACGGTGAGCCGCAACTACGGCGGTAATTCATCCGGCGCCGGAGAGCTCCGGAACGACGACTACGTGATCCGGCTTGGTAACGCGATGGAAGAGAACTCTCTGGCTCCGCGGAGCAAGATTCTCCAGCCTGATGAGTTCTACAACTTTACGCAGATTCTCCGGACGCCGTTTGACGAATCGGAGACCGACGCGGCTGAGGACAAGGAGACCAACGAGAGCGAGCGCAAGCGGCTGCGCCAGGACAAGGCCATAGCCCATACCCTGGA